GTGGTGGATTTGACGGGAACTTCTCCCCGATTATTTACTCCAAACAAGCACAGATTGCACTTCGCCGTGCAGCTGTAACTAACGCAATCACTAACAACTCTTACTTTGGTGAGATTGCAAACCAAGGCGACACAGTTCGCATTCAAAAAGAGCCAGACGTAACAGTCAACGCTCTGCAGCGTCACACAGGTATCTCAGTAGAGAAGCTTGATGACTCTGACTTCTCGCTCACCATTGACAAAGCTAACTACTTTGCTTTCAAAATGGATGACATTGAAGAGCAGTTTGCAAACGTAGACTTCACCAGCTTGGCTGCTGATCGTGCTGCATATAAGATGGCTGATGCAATGGATGCAGACGTATTGTCTTACCTCTCAGGTCACACATCTGCAGGTGCATTTATTGCTACCTCTAGTGGTGATGCACAGCACGGCACAGCATTAGACAATGCTGCAGTAGAAGGTGAATATCTTGCAGCTAATCACCTAGACGCAACTGACTTCGGTAACTTGACTATTGCTGGTACAGCGACTGCAGGTGACTCCGTACCATTGGCTCCACGTTTGCCAGGTGCAACAGCCCTGTCAGCTACAACTGTATCCCCTTTGACTGTACTTGCACGTATGGCTCGTAAGATGGACACAGCAAATGTAGATGCACGTGGACGTTGGGTCGTTCTTGACCCCGTGTTCGTAGAGATGCTCAAAGACGAAGATTCACGTATGTTGAATGGCGACTTTGGTGGCTCAGGCTTGCAAAACGGTCTGGTGTTGAACAACATTCACGGCTTCCGTGTTTATGTGTCCAATGCTTTGCCTGCTAAAGGCACTGGTGCTGGTACTTCTGGTACAACTGCACAAGACGCTAACTACGGTGTTATCGTAGCTGGTCAGGACGATGCTGTTGCTTCTGCTGAGCAGATCAACAAAGTTGAGAACTACCGTGACCCAGACAGCTTTGCTGACATTGTACGTGGTATGCACCTTTACGGACGCAAAATCTTGCGCCCCGAGGCACTTATCACAGCACGTTACAACGCTGCCTAATCTTGCGTAACCTATTGGGCTGGTCTCTTCTGAGGCTGGCCCTTTAGTACGTTATACTCTTACAAAGGACTCCAATAATGGCTATCACAACAGCAATGTGTACAAGCTTTAAGTCGGAACTACTGGGTGGTACTCATGATTTGGATACCCACTCTATCAAACTGGCTCTGATTAAAGCTACACCTTCAGGCACTTATGGTGCTGCAACTACTAACTACTCTGACGTAACTGGTAACTCTGACGAAGCTACAGGCACTGGTTATACAGCTGGTGGTCAAGTACTAGACAACGTTACTATCTCAGTAGATGGCACAACTGCTATCATTGACATTGATGATGAAGTATTCACATCTTCTACTATCTCTGCAGACGGTTGTATTATTTATAATACTAATGCTTCTAATGCAGCAATCGCAGTGATTGACTTTGGTGGTACTAAAACTTCTACAAATGGTGACTACACTATTCAGTTCCCTGCTGCAGACGCATCAAACGCTATCATTCGTATCGCTTAATAGGAGCATAGACTATGGCTCTAGTAATTAAAGACAGAGTAAAACAAACAAGTACCACTACAGGTACGGGTACACTTACCCTCAATGGTACAGTGGATGGCTTTCAGACTTTTGCTGCTGCTTTGTCTGATGGCGATACTACGTACTATGCCTTACTAGAGCCTAGCACTAATGAATGGGAAGTCGGGCTAGGTACATGGACAGAAGGTTCATCACTCCTAGCTCGTACTACCATTTTAGCAAGTTCTAACTCAGGAAGTGCCGTTAGTCTTACAGCACAGTCTGAGGTGTTCATTACACAGCCTGCTACTAAAGCTGCATTCTTTAATGCTGCAGGTGATCTTGAACTTAATCGTGATCCTCAGAGTGCATTACACGCAGCTACAAAGCAGTACGTTGACACTATTGCTGCTGCAGGTATTCACTATCATGACCCAGTACGTGTAGAATCACCAACTAACCTAAACGCTACATATGACAATGGTACATCTGGCGTAGGTGCTACACTTACTAATGCAGGTACACAAGCAGCTATTACTATTGATGGCGTAGCTCTTAGCTCTGCAGATCGTGTACTTATTTATAACCAAACTAATGCTGCACACAATGGTATTTATACTGTTACTACTGTAGGTGATGGCTCTACTAACTGGGTACTTACTCGTTCTACAGATGCTGACTCTTATGGTGTATCAGACCCTAATGCGTTTGGTGAAGGTGACGCATTCTTCGTTAAAGAAGGTGACACAGGTGCAGGTGAACTCTATGTGATGAACACAAGTGGTACGATTACATTCGGTACTACTAACATTACTTTCTCTGTAATCGCTGAGACTGCTGTATACAGTGCAGGTAACGGTGTAACACTCACAGGTACTACATTCTCTGCTGATGCAGGTACAGGTGTTACTGTAGATGGCTCTGGCATTAACATTGGTCAGGCTGTAGAAACATCTTCTGATGTAACATTTAATAGTGTGGCAGCAGCCTTAACAGGTAATGTAACAGGTAATGTCGCTGGGGATGTAACAGGTAATGCTGATACAGCTACTGCCCTTGAGACAGCACGTAACATTGGTGGTGTATCATTTGATGGTACAGCAAGCATTAACCTTCCCGGTGTTAACACTGCAGGTAACCAAGACACAACAGGCAATGCAGCTACTGCAACAGCTTGGGAGACAGGTCGCACTATTAGTTTGACAGGTGATGTCACTGGTAGCGTTACTGGTGTTGACGGTACAGGTAATGCTTCTATTGCTACTACTATCCAGCCTAACTCTGTAGCACTTGGTACTGACACTACAGGTGATTACGTATCTACTGTTACATCAGGAAACTACCTTACAGGTGGTACATCTGGTGAGGGTTCTACACCTACGCTTAACGTAGATGCTACCCCTAACAATACGGCATCTAAAGTTGTAGCCCGTGATGCTTCTGGTAACTTTAGTGCTGGTACAGTTACTGCTGCTCTTAGTGGCAACGCAAGTACGGCAAGCACATTAGCAACCGCACGTAATATTGCTGTCACAGGTGCTGTCACAGGTAATGCCAACTTTGATGGCTCTGGTAATATCAGTATTGCTACTACTGCTACATCTGACCCGACAGTTACACTCACAGGTGCAGTTACTGGCTCAGGCACAATGACTAACTTGGGCAACGTGTCCATTGCTACCACAGCCACGGCTGACCCTACATTGACGCTTTCTGGTGATGCGTCTGGTAGCGCTACATTCACTAACCTTGGCAATGCTACACTCACTGTTACTGTAGCAGACGATAGCCACAACCACGTTATCTCAAATGTAGATGGGTTGCAGACTGCGCTGGATGGTAAGCAAGCGTCTGGTACATACAACACTGTAATCGGCACTGACAGCGACATCAATACTTCTGGCTCAACTATTATTGATAATATCTTCGTCACAGACGGTGTTATTACCAGCATGGGTACTCGTACTTTAACTCTTGGTGATTTAGGTTACACTGGTGCAACCAATGCTAACTACATTACAAATAATAACCAGCTTACTAACGGTGCTGGCTATACCACAAACACTGGAGATATCACTGGCGTCACGGCTGGTACTAACTTAACTGGTGGAGGATCGTCCGGTTCAGTTACGCTTAATGTTTCCTCATCCCCTACTTTTTCTGGTGTTGTTTTAGCGGAGAGTTTGCAAGAGGATTATGATAGTCTGTCTGGCACTTCTCCCGCACCTGATGCAGATAATGCAGGTGCATTTAGCCTTACCATGTCAGGTAACACAACCTTTACCTTTGGTAGTGTAACGTCAGGACGTTCTGTTGGTTTTGTCCTACAGCTAACAGGCAACGGCTCAACAGTCACATGGCCTAGCTCAGTTAAGTGGGCAGGTGGTACTGCACCAGATGCTCCTGCAAGTGGTGAAACTGATGTGTTGGTCTTCCATACACGTGATGGTGGTACAAACTGGTACGGTGTACTCTCAAGTGATGCTGCTGCATAAGGAGTAAAGCATGG